AGCCACCATACCAGCTCCTTCAGCTGTTGCTGTCGCAAATGGTCCTATCATGGGTACACTTGACAATACCGTTGCTGCTTTCTGAACCGCCGTGGCAGGTCCAGAAATATAGCCCTTGTCATTTGCCATATCAACCTCCTTACCAGATTGAGGAGTAATAGTACTCGCATTAACCCCTGTCAATACAGCCATGGATACATCTTCTAACCAAGCAAACAATGTTACAGTTACTTGATCAGTAGCACCATTGGCATGTTTCAAAGGATTAATGGATCGAACTGTAATCTCTCCTAATTCTCCCCATTCTGATATAGGCGCATCTAAATAGTTCTTATAATGATAAAATGGCAACTTCATGCTTCCACCTGTTGATAAGGTTGGATCTAAAAATACATGAGGTTGTTGCGTTGCCTGTACTACATCCTCGAGCACTAAAGCCCGATTTTGTGACAATGCATCTTTACTTGCAAATGGTAAATAACTAGCTAAAGCTCTACCATACAAGAATCCATTACCATTAATAACTATCTTAACATTCAATTTTGCACGAAGCAAATTAAAATTATTCACACGATTAATCACCCTAGCATTTTGCAAATATAATTGCCAAGGATTTAATGTAGCGAACAAAGATGTACCTGTTCCCCATTCATATTCACCAATTTTAACTGGACGAGAAAGAAAATTACCCAGTGAAGCATCATCTGAATCCATTAACTTACGTGTTGGATCAATAGTTTCTTCAACTGCATACATATATGGGTCCATTTGATCACCAAAATCAACATTCTGATGACCAGTGTCATTAGCAAGTTTCATAATACTCACGTCAGCAGTAGTACCTGACTGTGGTTTAAAATCCGTCTCATTTGCTAATTCCCTCGCTATATCATTATACCGTAATAATGATATATCCCTATATAACTTTCTCATGTCAGCAGAGTTTATCACTCTGTCTCCGTGATATGACCTGTTAAGATCACACTGACTTTCCCGGTCGTCGTTTTTGCCCTCTATTTCTAAAGCACGAAAAACGCCGTCGCTGTTTTGTTTATTTCTAATATATTTACTAGTGGATAAATATTTATTTACTCATCACCATTCCTATCCAATATGGGTGAGCTGTATATTTCCGCAAAGTCCTCTCCACGTAAATAATTGTACAAAGCCTCCAACTGTGTCTAAACATACAAATACACAAATTGTGGTAATCCAATTGTACAAATCAATTTTGCTTGCCTCAGATTTGAAACTGGCACTCGTTTAAAGTCGGAGTTAGACTTCACCAATATATGTTCCTCGCCAATTCAAAACACGATCATTGTATGTCTCGTCCAACATAGTACACATATGAGTTATGCCTGCCTTATCAGCGACTTCTCTCATTTGTTTCCTACGCATTTCGTAAACATTCTCACCGTGATTGAACCACTCCCTTAAAGCACCATCTATATTGGTAGCGCATGCTTCCTTTGGAGTTAATGGCGCATTCTTGGGTCGCAAATAACAATGCAAAGACTTCATTATACTTGAATCTAACAAAGCCCCTACGTGCGCACCCAAATCGGCATGATACACACTAAATCGTTTCAAAAATTCAAAATTCTCAGGTTCTAAATAATCACTCAATTCACTATCCTTGTCCGGCATAGTGTATTTCTGACCATATTTGCCTAAAAACTCTGAACATCCTTTAATATTAAAATTAGGATATTTTTCTGAAACAGATCCAATGTTATCATCACCATACGTCATCATCTTAGCAGCATCACGAAACTTTATGTCTGATGAATACTGTGTATAAAAATAAGCTCGCAAATTCAAACTACCACAAATTCCATTCAATATCACTGTTAATGAATTTCCTGAAATATGTGTGCCTGATTGCAAACCCACTAAATCGCCATTAAAAGCTATTAGCGAATACACAATATCACCAGCCATAGCACTCATGATATCTCTATCTTCCTGACTATAGCCCATGACTTCCGCCAAGTCAATTAAAATACGCAACGAAGCTATTAACAATTGTGAAGGTAATTTTTGGTCATACTTACTGTAATCTCCGCCAAATAACCTTTTATCACCAAATGTCATAACATGTTCGTAAAATTCCTCCCATTCCGGACCATGACAATTAATTCCGACTGCACACTCAGAAATTAATGGATTCATTTGAAGGAAACGTATAACTGGTAAATAATATCTTCTCACTAAAAATGTGAGAGCTATTGGATTACCATAAAATATCCTGCACTTTCCCTTAGCAACAGGTAACGCTTCATCTTTCTTACAAGCCTTGGCTATTGTATAAGCACGTTGTCCGCACTTGTAAAAGCCTAAAACTCTTTCAATTTCATCCATAATTTCTTGCGTGAACATTCTCTGTGGAAGTCCCTCTTCCGTAGGCTCTAAGTCTATAACGTACCTTGACTTAGGCCCCTTCAAAGGGTATCCAATAGATGTCTTAAAATTAATTGCATCCACGAATCTACAACCTGGTATGCCGTTAACATTTTCCATATCTGTTAATGGTACAACTTTCCACTTTAACTTATTCACCAATTTAATTAATGGTGTTTTGTAATCGTGAATAGCTATATTCAATAACTTATGTGGAAAAGGTTCACCTGGTTCGCTAGCATTAGCCATCGCCAACTGCCAGCCATACCATTCGGGCTTCATTTTAGGAGCACCCCAAATATTCTCAACGCCTGTAACTTCCGTCACATATTGAGATATTGGTGTACGCCTAACATCAGACCTAGATGTAACCGCTCCAGAACATGAACCATAATACGAAAATTGTGATCCTTCCGGTAGAAAATTAACAGGACTCTTTTCATGTAAACCGCCTTGTGTGGTCACTTCAACACCTAATACTTTCTGTGTAAAGTGCTCACCATCACCGGTTCGCAATACGCCTTCAATACTCCTAACATATTGAATAGCATCCACTAATTGCTGATGAGTTAAAGTACCCATGCAACCAAACGGTTGTCCGTCTTTTCCACCTAAATGCAATCCTGTTATCATAGGTGTTCTAGTTTCCGAAATCAGTGTCGCTCCACATAATCCGCCAAACGTGTTCATTGAGAGGTTTTTGTAAACGCCTCCCTTAAAAGAACATGAACCGTTGGACACAATGCCAGCTTCACACATTCCATGCGCTGTTATCATTTCTCCACTTCTTTGCCTCCATATCATCTTAAATGGATGTGCAACAATATCACCAAGTGGGAAAAATTTAAGCAAATTACGATAAGAACCTCCAGTACTTGAATAACACAACCTAAAATCTGTGCCTTCAATATGTACTGAAGAATCCTTACAAATACGTGTTTTAAAACTCCCTCCGACAGCTTCAGCATTAACCTTTCTACAAGTTAATTTCAATGAATCACTGTCTTTAAAATAATGATTGGGAATTAACAACATATTTGATGTAATCATCAAAACATTTGCCATAAGTGTAACATCGGTATTTTCAGCCTCAACGGAAGCATACAATAAATTGTGCTCCACAGCATTACGCAACCTTTCAACAGTTGTGCATTTGCTGCTTTCTGATGCTGGCAAAACTCTTTTAGTAACTTGTGACC